TTGGAGTTCCTACGGATTCCATTGCACAGAAAATAGCTCACAAGTGTTCGACAAAGACGATTTTCTCCTTCATTTCAGTAGTTGACAGAACCTTTCCGATGGGCAGTTGCTTACGCCAAGCCTACAGTTTCGTAGGAGTAATTAACTTAAATATAAAGGAACATCACATGACTAATCAATTAAACTTATTCAAGAAAAGCCAACCAACTGATCTTCAAGTTTTAGAAGATATGATTTCATATACAGATACATCAACTGTGGATTTACTAGACACAGATTTATATAGGCTTCCATTCAGATCAGATGTTATCCCACAAACACAAATAGATTGGGACATACAGCAAGCAACTGATGCTGGAGATACCCAAAGAGTTCACGAATTAATCACAATCAAGCACGATATGAACTGATTATCTCAAAGCCAAAGTGGGGGGATTTGTAACTATAATCCTCCCTTATAAATTTATTGAAAGGAACACAATATGACTTATCAAATTGAGGAACAATATCTTACTTCAACTGAGAAAGAAGCAAGAGACGAACTTAACAATATAACAACGGAGCAATTAGATGAAATCGCAAAAGAATTTAAGCCTAAAGTACCTTATGACGAAGTTTGGGATCAGGAGTTTATCAAAAGATGCTTGGCTATGGCAGAAATGTTTGAAGATGGTAACGAAGTCATCATCAAAGCCAAGTTTCAAGACCAATTACCACGCATGTTTGAAAAGATGCGAGACAATGTTCAAGAACAAGCCGAAAAGCTTAAACGTCACAGACAGACCTTGGTTCGTCAAGATGTTGGGATTGAGATTACTGGTAACAAACTTGAAGACTGTGATGAAAAGATTAATCAATTTCGTCAGCAATGGGCATCATTGGATTATGCCTTCAAAGCTTTGGTTTACCACTTCAGACCAGCGATCAAAGGTCAGACTGGGATCGACTTTGGTAAATATACTATGTTATCTGAATTTGCAAAGGTTAAACGTATGCAAAATCGTAACCAGAAACTAACTCTTGATACTATGTTAAACAGTCGAAAGTCTTTTGAAGACCTTTGCTTAGACTTCAGTAATCAAGATGGTATCATAGAATTGCCAGAGCATTTAATGTAACATAACTAGGGGAGGGCTTCGGCTCTTCCCATCATTTAAAAGGAACATCACATGAAACATTTAATCATAAAAATATTAACTAATATCTTATACTTGGCTTTCTTCCCATTTATATTTGTGCTTTTACTTTCCGTTTCTTTAATATCAGGAGTTGGTGGAGTTTTAGGTGTCATAGTATATGACCTATATCCACGATTTAAAGAATGTTTGAATAGCTTTAAAAAACCAAAGGTTAAATATCTGAAATAAAATAGGAGGGCTTCGGCTCTCCTTTAAGATTTGGGCTAACCTTATCGCCTCAGAAAGCCAAAGGGGAATTTAATGGGCAAAGGAATTAAAGGAAGAGGTAAGATTCATAGTACCTCAAGATCATGGGAAAAATCATTAAAGAATGTGGCTAAGGTAAAGATCAGACAAAAAGCCAAAGTGGTTATTAGAAAACAAGGAGATTAACATGTCAGTATCATACACAACAAAAAGATTACCAAGCATGGATATATTACTTGGTTACGATGAGCTTCATCATGAATTAGATAATGCTATCCAAAATGGAGACCTTGAAGAAGCTAAAGAGTTAAGATTACAAATCAAAGCTTACCAAGATAGATGGAGTCTGTAATGTTATTCTACCTTATAGCTGGCATAGCTTCTGCTTGTGCCATATTGTTTTTACTTGCTAAATTAAATATCAAAAGAATCCTATGTTTTGACATACTCGTAGACATAAGTGCCTCAGTCGCATTGATCGTCATGTTTGCTGGAACGTTTGCTGGAATGATGGCTGGTATCCTAGGTGGTGCAATCATTTCAATAGTTCTATTCATTCTTAAACGCACAATAGGTTACGAAAAGCCAAAACGAGATGGATTTAAGGTTAGATGGGTACATGTTCCCCCCAGATAATCTTAAAGGCTGATGCAGTTAGAGATAGGTCGACCCTCTGGCAATACTGCAACTTCGTAGACAATATACCTGATGTCTACATTTAATCAAATTAAAAGAATTGATTCTGTGGGATTTAAATAAGGTCTTAAAAAAGTTGTCTTCTGCAGATTGCAACTCCTTATATCGCCTCAGTTTCAGTAATGTGAATAGCCTTTGGTTTGAAAAAAGCCAAGGGTTATTTGCATTGGGCAAAGCTAAATCCCATTTCATTAATCATCTATAACGTAAAGGAGAAAAAGATGAACTTAGCACAAATCATGGTATCAGGTAACATAGGACAACCACCTGTAATTAAGACTGTTGGCGACACAAAGGTTGCTAACTTTTCAATTGCCGTTAATGAAAACTGGACTGACAAGTCTGGTGGTAAACAAGAGAAAACACATTGGTATAATTGTGAAGCTTGGGACGGCAAAAACGGAAAAGGTTTAGTTACTAACGTTATCGAACCATATGCAAAGCAAGGCACAACTGTATTCGTACAAGGAATGCCTATTAATGAGACTTATGAAAAAGATGGAGAGAAGAAAACTGCTTTCAAAATTAAGTTAGCTGGAATGTCTTCTACGTTCAGACTTATCAACACTAAATCATTATCAGATACTGGAGTAAAAGCTTCTCCAAAAGTTGACTCTGATACTGATGATGAGATTCCGTTTTAGTTTCGCAAACTCCTAAAACGGATAGGGAGTGGGGTTTAAATCCTTCCTCACTCCCATTTTTCATAGGTGCAATATGGCAAAAGATAAAATATCGCCTCAACATTATTCAAAATACAAAATAGAACCAATTGATTTTATACAAGCTAACGATCTTGGGTTTTGTGAAGGCAACGTCATAAAATATGTACTTCGCCACAAAGACAAAGATGGTCTGCAAGACCTATTGAAAGCCAAGCAATACATAGAGTTTTTAATCAATACATATGGAGATTCTAATGGATAAACGACCTGAAACAGTAACAGTAACTATGACATTATTAGAATGGAGAGTTACGTTAGATGCCCTTGCTTCTGCAAATACTTGGGCAGATGAAAAAGACAAAGACACATACCCAAGAAACTGGGCAGTTAAACATATACTACCCAAGTATGCCTATGCTTGTAATCCCAAAGACAAAAAATACAAGAACGTGCCTTTAAGCACATTGGTTCAACTGCAAGTAATTCATAAACACGATTATAAAACTAATGATTTTTTTTTACACGATTATGAAATGAAAGAAAAAGCCAATGAAAAATAGCCTAATTAAAAAATATGAAAAAACAACTCAACTCAATGACAGAGGTAGCGATACATAGAGTTTTTAATCAATACATATGGAGGATAGCATGGACGAAGATGAGATGATTGAACAACTTAGCCGTGAAGACGGCATAGCCAATTTACATGAAGAACAAGCATTAAAAATACATATGGAGGAAACTAATGCAATTATTAACGAAAGAAATCAAAGCAAAGCTGTTGCGTAACGGAGATGTAACTAACAGAGGCAACGATCATAGACCTGTAGTTAAATACTTTGGTGGTGGTGCTTGCACTTGGCTTATAACAGAAATGGATTCAGCCGATGAAGATACACTGTATGGCTTGTGTGACTTAGGTCTAGGTTGTCCAGAACTAGGTTATGTAAGCCTAGAAGAATTACAATCGTTAAAGTTTACACTCAAGCTGACATTTGGATTAGGTGTTGAAAGGGATCTCCATTTCAAAGCCGATAAATCACTCAATGATTATTACCATCAAGCAGTCAGAAGACAAAGGATCGTAGCCTAATGTGGGATAAAATCAAAACAATCAAGCCTCTGTCAAAAAAAGCCAACTGGATAGGTTGGTTTGTGACTGTGCATTTAATACAATCATTAATTTTGCTAATATTATTAATGGGTGTCGGTATTAATCCAACTTTAGTTGTGTCTGTTGTTGCAGCACCTATGTGGATTGCAGTTGCTTTTGTATCAAAATATATAACCGATAAGATAATGGAGAAATAAATGAATATAAGATTAAAAATAGGTTATTCAAACTATTTACTATCAGGAAACAATCCTAAACTAATAGAGTTTGCTGGTATGTTTTTCAGTCCTGATATTAAGATTGAGAAAATCGAAACAACTTACATAGATGTTGACGAAAAAAACTCAAGAGAAATGAGTGTTGCAGATTTAAAAGCAATAAAATTATATTGCGATGAAGCTAACATCAGTACGTTTCAGCATTACGAAACAACTGAACCAATTGGTATAAGCATGGCTGATGAAGCTTTGAAAGCTATAACTCCAATTCAAGAAGGTTTAGAAAAGCTCATTAAAAAAGCAGTTAATAGACCAAAAGAAGTAAAATCTGCTTAATAAAAAAAGGAGATATGGGGGAACATCACTAACTCCATATCTCCATATTAATGATAACATTAACTAAAGGAGAATAAATTGTTAATACAGTTAAATCAACTAAAACCAAATCCAAGCAATGTAAGAACAGTTAAAGCTGATAACTTGGATAAACTTATCGCCTCAATTAAATCCAGGGACTTACTCCATAACCTAGTCGTTCAGAAGAATGGTGTTGGTTATAATGTAATAGATGGTAACAGACGTTATGAAGCGTTATGCAAAATACATGGCAAATCATCTGCTATAGAAATAGATTGTAAGCTTATTGAAGATGATGCCACAGAAATTGGTGCTATGGCTAATATGCTTAGAGAAGGCATGCACCCATTAGACGAAGCTGAAGCTATCCATAACGTATTAACAGACGGAGAAATGGATTATAACCAGCTTGCCTCAAATTGGGGACAAACAAACAAGTGGGTTATGCAACGTGTAAAGCTTGCTGAGTTATCTACTACAGTTAAAGAAGCTTTTAGAAATAAAGAATTCAATTTATCTATTGCTCAGTTATTTACTGTTTTAGACCATGAAGCTCAAGATGAGCTATACAAGAATTGTAATGGTAGATTTAATTATGATGATATAGAGGACTTAGTTCAAGAAGTTAAGTTAATTTCATCTAAGGTTATTATACCAAAAACACATAGGCTATATAAGACTATAGAGTTTACTGGAGACTTGTTTAGTGAATTCCAATATGTAGCTGACATGAAAAAGTTCTTGGCTATACAGTTAGAATATGTCGAAGAAAAAGCCAATAGTTTAAGGAAAAAACACAAGGATTGTACTGTAATTGATTGCCACCCATCAGAAATAAAAGGGTTGCTTAAAAATTTAGTTCAATGTTACTCAAATGAAGAAAAAGACTTAGATCCGAAAGACATCAATGTAGTTATTACATATCGTCCTATACGTGGTGACTTATGGATTATGAAATACAGAAGCAAAATAGAAATGTCACAAAAGGAACTAGATGCTATTGAATCTGGAGTAATACCAGAACTTGGTTTAGTAGATATGTCTAATCCTCAACGTGAACTTACACATAATTTATATTATAATTATTTACGTTCAGAGTTTTGGAAAGCTGGCGATGGATATACAAAAGGACACGTTGCTCTTGCAATGATTTGTAATAATGTAGTCAGACCATCATACTTTGCTGACAATTACTCAGAGGTAAGTAAGTATTTTGTAACATACACAGATACACCTTTTAATAAAATAACAGGAGTTGACGATGATTACTTTGACAATCTTACTCAAGAAATTATTAAGTATTGTAAAACTAATAAATGCAATTCTTTGGAATATTTCATTAACCAAAAACCTGCTGATCTCCACAATGTACTTTATAAAGGGCTTGTGGCTTCGATGGGTGAGAGTCAAGCCTTTCAGTCGCAGAAAGACCACTACCATATACTTGTTGCCAAAGACTGGTTTAAGCCGTCGGAAGAATGGCTCAATAAATATAAAATAACTCAATTACGTTTATTAGCTAACAAAGTTAAATGTAAATTATTACCTCACGACAACAAGAAATTAGTAATAGATAAATTACTTACTGCCTTCAAAGATGGTGCAGTATTTGATCCTATTAAGTTTCTTGACGAGGTTAAATGAACCCATGGTAGGGGCTAGTATGGAAAGATACTGTCCCGACTTAACTAGTGGTATCAGCTAAGTAGCCGAATCCAGCTTGAAAGAGCCTATAAGAACCAGATTGGTAAGCACCAGATTGGCTTGTAGGAAGCACACCTGAGAACGCTGACTAAGTTTATTCCAGGCGTAATGGGCAAACTAACAAAAAGCCACTAGTTACTTTTTTCAACAACAACAAAGGAAAAGCCAATGCCTAAATTAACAGTTAGGGAGCAAGAAGCTCTTACTCAAACTATTATTAATAAAATACAAAAAACAGAAGCAGATTATGCTAAACAAGATTTTAAATTAATAGAAAAAGAAATCAATAACATTAAAACTGCATATCAACATATGTTAAACCAAAAAACTGATTTAAAAAATAAATTAGCTATTTTGGACAAGCAACATGAAGAATTAGTGGATAAATTTAATAAAAATAGAAAATTTGTTGCTTATAAAAAAACAAGTCATGATTTTTATAGTGCTAATGTTTTAGATCAATGGGGCATTTGTTCACAAGACGATTATACTACAAAAGATAATATTTCAAGAGATGTTATTGTATCGACATTAAGAACTAATGAAGATATGGAAAAACTAATAGTTGATCTAGTAAATGCTTATCAACCTTGGAAAAGGCTAAAGATGGCTAGTTAGCTTTATATATTCCCCAATAGGCTATCAGACTTGCTTCAGCAAGACCATCTTGGTTCTTCTGCTGCCAGAGATGGCTACCTTGTGGAAGTAATTCAGATGCACGTTTACGGCTTGCATCTTTATCACTAGGACAGTTTAAATCCTTCTTCCATGTTCTAGGGCTTACTTCTGTATAAGACATTCCACTAGCTACAATAAGCCCAAGATAAACTCCATAACCCATACCAGTAGCAAACGTGCTTACTAAACCTTGTTGTGGCATAGCTTGTTGTTTTTCAATATATATGTGATCTGGATCATGTTCATCAAACATTCTCATTAAAGTCCACATATCTAAAAACCTTTTCTTTTTAGGTTTTAAATTAACCGTAAATATAGGAGCTTTTTCAGCATGTATGGTTTTACTTTCATTATCAAAGAAAGCAAGACCTCCTGAAAGACCAGGATCAATTCCGCAAATTATCATTTATCGCCTCCACATAGATTTTACATTTGAGGGCAACTGCCCAGCAATACAAATTAAATGCTGTTGGCTTTCTATTCCCAGTTTCCCACTTGGCAACTAATCCAGTCGCACAACCAATTATGTCATCTAATTCGCTTTGTGGGATTGCAAGCTGGTTTCGCCTTTGACGAAATTGCTCAATTAAATCTTGAATAAACTGCTGTTCTTTAGTATCCATTTTGCACACACCTCTTATGAGAGATATGACTAGATAACTAGGCAGTAATCAATAGCACTTGACTTCTATACCTAAATACCTAATCTAAACATGTTAATTAAGAAATGGGGTGCAATATGTTATCAATAGAACAAATGAATTTTAATGCTGCCGTACTAAAAAAATTAATGCTAATTACTCAATTAAGAAACAATCGCACTCAAACAAAATATTTATCCTATACTAACTCAACACATTTAAAATATATGTTTGGTATGTGGATATTACACGGCTATTACACACAAAGACCTTTAACTGCATCATTAATAACTATGGAGCTAGGTTGTAGCCGTAAATCTACAGATGAAATGGTAAATGATTGGGTAGCTGAAAACTGGCTATATAAAGAAACTGGAATGGATAAAGATGCAAATAAAATGTATTTACACCCGTGTGAAATTCCACTAGAACACAACGCAGAATGGTTTGAGTGGTACGAAGAAGAAATACAACCAATGATGATTGAAGCTTCTCTAAGTTTAAGAAGCTCTAAAACAAATATTGCTGATGTTCAAAATTCAGTAAAGTTTAATACCTCTAACACTAGCAACCTACGTGGTATTGAACATAAAATAACCTCAGTTATGCTTAAATCCAAAGTAATAACTGGGAAAGTAATTTAAAAATCTGATTTAGGTCAGAGAAGGTGCAAAATGGAAACGAAAGTTTCAACGACTGACATTGTATATCAATGGGTAACTTCTACTATTAAACGTAAAGGTTGGTCAGCTAGAAAATGGGCAATGAGTTCTGAAGTAGCACCTTCGACACTACAACGTTTTATTTCAGAAAAGCCTTGGTGTTTATCACAAACGGTAATTTCTAAATTAGCAAAAGTAAGTGGCTCATATCCTAAATTTAATGATAACGAATTACATGTTTCCAAAATAAAAACAATACCAATAATGGTGTTTAAAAAAGGTGTACTGATGGAAACAGATGATAAAATTGTAACTACACAAGATATATCACCAGATGCTTATGCTATTCCTATTCAATGGAATACAATGGATCGTGCTGGCTTTTCTATAGGAGATACGATTGTTGTAGACCCTAAGAAAAAGCCAACAAATGGTAAATGTGTTTTAATTAATTTTAAAAATAAAATACAAATTATGGAATACAGAACTCCTTATTTACTTCCTAGATCATCAGACCCAAACAATAAAGAAATTGATATGGGTTTAGTGGATATTTTAGGAGTTGTAGTTCAGTTAATTCGTAACGTTTAAAAAAATTTAACTAATGTGCCTAGATAATTAGGTAAACGAGGTGTAAAATGAATAGAATGACTAGAAAAGACTTTAGATGGTTAGCAGAGGAAATTGCTCCGATGATTTATCAAAACGATATGAAGGACTTTGCAAAGGCAGTTAAGTCCTACTCAAGAAATAGCAGATTCGACATGGATAAGTTCTTGGACGTTTCAAAGTTATCCTGGGAAGGACGCAATAGTCCTCATTCTCAAGATGACTGGTTATCAAACGATATAGATAAACAATATCAGGAAGGAAAAAGAAATGGCTCTATCTCAAAAGCAGCTTAGTGAACGCAAAAACTTTATAGGCTCATCAGAAGCTAAGATAATAGCAAATGGCTCATTTGAAGATTGGGCAAAGCTTATATCAGAAAAAAAAGGTGAACAACAAAGACTTGTATCAAAACAATTACAGTTCTTATTTGATACTGGTAATTACATGGAAGCCTTTGTTTTAGATCAGTTTGAAAACGTATCCAACCTTAAAGCAAATCAAAGAAATAGTGGCAGAACAGTTGACCATATGGGAGCTCCAATACATTCAACTTATGATGCTATAGCCTCAGATGGCAATCCTATTGAAGCAAAGACACATTTTGGCTTTATGAGCATGGAGGATCTTTGTGATTTATATGCTCCTCAATGTCAGCATCACATGCACACTTCTAGTAAAGATAGTTGTTATGTTGTTGCTTTCTTTGGCGTTCATTGTCGGCTTGAATACCGAATGATTAAACGTGATAATGATTGGCTTGATATGTATTTGGAGCAATGCAATAAATTCTGGAATTGGTATATAAATGACGTTATGCCACTTGATTTTGAGTTGCTTCCACCAGTTGACTGGACAGATCAAATCACAATTAACATGAATCAGCTTGAGTCATGGGATTTATCTATGCAATCGCAAATGAATCTAAATGCACAAGATATTATAGAAAGCACAAAAGCCAATAAAATATCTGATCTAGCTAAAGCAGAAATCAAACATTACATACCTGCCAATTGTCGCAAAATGGTCTTGGATTTGTCAGGTAACTTAGAAGGCGACAAGATAATCGTATCTCGTAGCAAGACCAATACAATCACACTTAAACATCAAACTAAGAAGGAAGTAAAAAATGACATCTAAAAACTCAACTAAATCGGTCTGGGAAACATTGTCAGAAATAGACGTGACATCACATATAGAAATGAAAGGTAAGTTTGCTTATGTTTCATGGGCATGGGCTTGGGCTTTGGTAAAACAAAACTATCCTACTGCAACATTTGAAAAGCTTACATTTGTTGACAACCAAAATAACATACTACCTTTTATGCGTGACTCACTTACCTATACATATGTGTCATGCTCAGTCACTATTGAAGGCATTACACAAAAAGAAATTTTCCCAGTATTAGGCAATAAGAACGAACCAATAAAAGCTGCAACATCAATGCAAGTTAATACGGCACATCAAAGATGCCTTGTTAAATGCCTTGCTTATCATGGCTTTGGTACAAACGTATATGCTGGAGAAGACTTACCAGTTATGGACGCAAATTATGAAATCAAGAAAGCTGATAAAGATCAACAAGATCATCAGCATTATCAACGTATAGATTCATTGCTTGCAGAATGTAATACAAAAGAAGAACTTATAGCCACATGGAAAAGTGAATCTCCTGTTATATCAAAGCTTGATAACAAGATTGTCACTAAGCTACAAGGTCATTACAAGACATATCTTAATACATTAAAAGCCAAAGCGGCTTAATGGATAAAAGATATCCACTTGCATATCTACTAGAAGCTTCTTGCGGTTTAAGTCCTACTAATAAAAACTTAAACCGTTGGAAAGCTTTACTAAGAAAATCTTCTGTGCCAATAATCCTAGATAGTGGAAGTTGGTTAATAAAAGAAATAGATTTTGAAAACTTCTTGAAGGGCAGGGAACATTGCTTCAAGTTAGAAAAAGAAAAAACAGTCCGTACTGGCAAATTCAAGGGTTTATCAAAGTACCCAATGGCAGTCACAGAATTAGGCAAAGTTCAGGAACTGCTGATCGCCAAGAAGCAGAAAACTTGGCAATCGAAATCCACAGAAGGGTTATAGACAACGCTTATGGAAAAGGACACTCCACAGACTATAGCTTTGGAAGTGCTACGATTGATTACCTCCATTCAAAAGAATCAATCGATATGTCAGAACAAGGAAGAATACGATTTCTTGATAAACATTTCGGGAATACCTGCCTTACTGACATTAACAATGGAATGTTCGTTTCCTTACTTGATAGAACTAAGCCAGGAATTAAGCCAGGATACTACAACCGCATTAAAAACCAATTACAATCCATCAGAAAATACGGTATGCAACAAATCGGAAATGGGGAAAATACTATACTTCCCAAAATCTTTTCCAGAAAAGTAGAAAAAAAGAAACCAGTATTTCTTACATATGAAGAACAGGAAATTTTAATCAATGAATTTAACCCAATTCTCCGACCACTTATTATTTTCCTTTGCTATTCAGGAGCTAGGATTGGTGAAGCCGTTTGTTTACTATGGGAAAACATCGATATGGATAAACGGAGAATCATCTTTTGGAAAACCAAAAACGGTGATTTTAGGTCTATCCCAATGCACAACAGGATATACGAAAGCCTACGTGGTATCAACAGAGAACGAAAAGGTCCAGTATTTTTCTCAACTAAACTCAAACCCTTTGGGTATTACTATAACAGAAGCACTAAGGTGCTGGACAAAACTCATGCAAAAGCCGTTAAAAGAGCCTTTGGTAATAACAAAAGATTTACTGTCCATAACTGGCGATCACATTGGGCATCAACACACGCTTTAATTGGTATCAATGATAAGAAGCTTATGGCTCTTGGTGGTTGGAATGACCCTAGATCAGTATCA